TTCTTAGATTTTGCAATTCAAAAGTTTCTATATTTGGTAATCCATTTATAGAATCAATTAAAACATAGTTGCCAAATCCTGCAGCAACAGGTTCTGCATTTATAGTAATGGAAGTTAATGCTTTAGGAGTTGAAAGAATTGTAGCATCTGGTCTGTGAGCTCTATAGCCATTAACGTATGCTGTTCCTGGAGAAACATTAAGATTAAAATCTGTTGCTGATGCTGAATCATAGTTAATCAGAAATGGTCTTTTAATAAAATCACCGTTAATTTCTTTTGTACGAATAGCACTGAAATCACGAATCTTATTATAATCTTCAGTACCACTTACAGCTTCTATAAGTCTACCGCCTCTAATTTTCCCAAAAAATACAAATGTATCAGCTGAATCTTTATCGGACTCGTTTGATAATGTTAAGTTAATTCTGTATCTGTCTGCACCCGGTGCAGTAAGATTTGGATTAGATGTTTGATTATCATACAAAGCAAGATTATCGCTTACTGTAACAATATCTTGAGTTACTACAAATCCTACATTTTCACTAGGAGCTGAGTCATATTTTGATACCATTATTGATTGTGCATCTGCTTGCACAAAATGGCCTTGTGTAAAGAATGTACCTTCTTGAACTGATGCTCGAGTTCCTCTACCGACTGCTTTATTAGAAGAAGTATTTGTTGTTTGAACTTTCAGTGTAACACCGCTACTAGTTCCAACAATATTTTCTCCTGCAGTTAATCGTACTGGTGCAGCTCCAATAGTACCTGAACTTTGATTGATATATTGAATATAAAGAGTAGCAGGATCACTAGTTAGTGCATTAATCGGTAAAATATTAATTACTTTTACACTAACATTTGAAGTTTGACCAACAAAAGTATCATCAATCATTGAGGTAGTACTAGAAGGCAGACTAGTAGTTGCATCGATTTTTACGTATTCAAGTTGATTATTTACTATCATACCGCCTGGTACAACAGAAGCTCCTTCTTTGAATATGTTTCTACCGAATCTTTCAATTTCTTTTTGAATAATAGTTTGCATTTGCGTAAGCTCACGAGCTTGCAATTGCTTACCACTGTTAAACAGTATACGATGATAGTGATCGCTATCTCTAAAGTCATCTCTATATGTTGTTGCAAATAGATTTTTAGTAAAATTATTAGGCATCGCTCATCCTTTAGAACTGTAAGATAACTTTTACGTCTTCTGCTTGCACATTCGATCGTAAGATAGCTGCTCTATTATCTATGTATAATATGTCGCCGGTGTTAGGATTAACCCCTGGATTGATCTTTGCAGAATCAATAATACCAGTACCAACACCATTTGTTTCGTTAATAACTTCTCCATCTTGAAAATCAGAGAAACCAGTTGAGGTAGTTTGATGGTAATAAATATCGACAGAATCAATATCATCAACGTATGCTTCAGCCAAAGTAATTTGCCCGCGAATAACTTTATCTTTAGTGAAAGCTTGTACTACACTTGATAATTTCATTCTCTTTAGAGTATTACCAGTTGTTGCTGTAAAGACTGAACCTGCATCATCTTTTACATCTTTAATTAGAGTAACTTGTCTAAAATCTTGATTCGTAATAAAATTACTATCTGTTCCTTCAATACGAGTGTGGAACATAATAGCAGCTGATTTCAAGTCTACTCGACAATCTGCTCCAATTCCTGAGTCAGGACCAAGTACTGCTCGAGCTGTGGCTCCTCCGCCCCCTCCACCAGTAATTTCTATTTCTGCACGAGTATATCCAGATCCAAGCTTCTGTGTAGATCCACTATCAGACATTTTAATCCAAGCAAGTGTACCGGTTGCAGAATCAATGCGAGCGTTTGCAACAGCTCCTGTACCAGAACCGATAATATTAACTGTTGGATTTGAAGTATATGCACTACCGACTGCAGTAATAATAACTGATGTGACAGCTCCAACTTTGGCTGTATTTTGAATTTCTTCTTGTTTTAATTGAATTCCAGTTGATGATGAATCAGTTTGCAATTGTTTTTTGACTGGTATAAAGTTAGATGACATAAACGAGTTTGATCTTGAGGCACTAATAGTAAACAAGAATTTCCATACATAACCATCAGACAATCTAAATGAATCATTATTTGCACTTGTTGGTTCTACTGTAGAACCTACAGCAACTCCAGTATTGTCTCTACCAGTCTCTAAACAAATGTAAACATTTTGGTTATTATTCATTACATAATATGAATTTGCTGGATAACCAGAAACTTGACTATCATACTGAGAATAAATTGCTCCATTTGACCAGTTATATCTTGGTACTACAAGAGATGTTGCTTGAACTTTCTTTACTGATTGCATTTGATTTCTTGCACCAGTAACATCGCTCGCTCTATTAATTGGAGTTGGTACTGTATCAGAGCTATCCCAAATTTCTGAACGGCCAATGCTAATATAATATCTTGCAGTATTTTGGGCAAACTGATCAAAAAATTGTCTAGCTAAAAGAGTTCTAAGAGCATCGGTTACAATTGCTGGCATGATTAAGATTCCTGAATTCTAAGTAATACGTGAAGGTTTTGTGAAGTATGACCTGCGTCTTGAGTTAAGGTTATTTTAATTCTTTCTCCAGCAGTATAACTACCACCTACTGAAGTATTTAAAGTTTGAGTACCATTTCCTGTAACTTCAATTGAAGCAGTTCGTGTTGTTGTTGTACCATTGTTGTGTGAAATAATAATATTTAATTGAAATGTTGATGATGAACCACCATAACTTGACGATTCAAAGCTGGCTGTAACATTAGTGAATGCGCCATTAACTGGCATTACTACACCATTAGGAGAAGTAGAACCATCAGCAGTTTTTAATTGAACGCCTGAAGATGAGCTATGAGTTCCGTCGAGACCAAAACTAAGATATGCTGTTGAAGCCGAAGAAGCTGGAGCTCTATCTATTGCGAACCATCCAACATTATCTGCCATTTCAAATTGATTAGTAGTCTCATTATAATGAATAGCGCCTTGTCTATAATGTGTATTATAGAAAGCATTATCTTTATAACTTGTTCTTTCGGTTGATGTGTTCTGCGGTACAAAGAGTAAGCCTTTGTTTCCTAAATCTGTAAATGCTCCATTAGCAGGAGTATTTGTTGTTACTCTCCAACCAGTGTGTGTTGCGTTTGATGAGCCAGCAACGTGTAATTGATTTGCATTAACTACAATCTTACTATCACTACCAGATTTAATAGTTCTAGTTGCAGCAGAATCAAAAGATAAAGGTTGGCCTGAATCCATACCGAATGTAGTTCCAGGAATACTTAGCTTACCACTATTATCTGTTAATCTTAATGATCCAAGATGAATTGTACTTCCACTAAGATGTAGGTCTTTCCATTTTTTAGTAGATGTGCCAAGATCGCGAGTTTCATTTGCATCAGGTACAAGATCGTATGGAATTGCTGCATTAGTAGCAGTAATGATTCCTGCTACTTGAGCTGAATCTGGTAAAGCCGAAATTGCAGATGCTATAGTTGAATATTGTACTCCATCTAAAGTATCAGCATCTACATTGAGTGCATCAACAAAAGCTTTATTTACTCGAGTATCAATTGCTGAGTTGGCTCTTGCTGTTGTAAAGTATATATTTGTAGGACCTGCACCGCCGTTAGAACCAGCAGAATCTTCAGGAGTAGTGTCTGTTACAGCCCCTGTTAACGCTGCAGTTAAGGCAGCTAGTGTAGCATCAATTGGATTTACTCCAATATCGTTGTCTAATTTAAATTGTGTAACAGCTGAATCAATTGAAGAATCAACTTGCACCGCTGTTTGTAGCGTCATACCAAGTGCACGAGCTGAATCTAAGCCACCACTTTGTCTAAATTGTATATATGCAGAATCAATGTATGCTGTAACATCAGTAGAGTCAAGGCTTAATCTATTTGCTCGAGCAGAATCTAAGAAGCCTGCACCAAATAATGCATCAATTGCAGAAGCTGAGTCAAGTAGCTTTGTAGTGCCTCCACGAATTCCTAAGATATAATCGCGATTTGCTTCTTTCTTAATATCTGTTATAAATGCTACTATACCACTACTATCTTGTAATGTAATATTATTAATTTTTGTAGGATCTGCAGGAATTAATCGAGTGACGGTTGTCATTGAATCTTTAGTAGCACCATCAAAGAGAATGCCATCAAAACCAAATCCAATACCGTTACTGTTTACACTCTGTAAATTAAGCTGTAGTGAAAGAGCCGTTATGTTTGAATATAGTTCAGTAAAGTTGGCATTAATTTTAGTAGCGCCAGTACGTAGATCGTCTCCAGTACCGTCGTTGCCTACTGTTCCAGTAAATATGTTTTGTCTTGCCATTTTCTATCCTGCAATAATATTAATCTTATTTATATATGTTAATACTGCTTATTTGATGTTAAATAGCCAATTGCAACATAATTCTGAGGACTTATATAGTCAGCCTCATATGTTGGATAATCGCGCATATCAAACGTTTCAAATGCATTATCGTACCGAATTCCTACACCAGCAGAATCTAAATTATCAAACGTAATTCCAAAATCTGCCCATTCTTTGAGATCTTTATAGAGCAACATCACATCATTTATAGATGCATATTGTTTACCACCAACAGGTACAGCCATGGCTGAATCAGCCCAATATCCAGTTAGTCGATAAGGACTTGTTCTGAATTGTGGTTCATTCATATGGAATTTAGCACCAAAGTTTGACTTTGCTCCGTGTGGTGCATAATTATTTAGATGCGATATATCACCTTGTGCCTGTGGAGGATTAATACTACTAATCGCATCTGCGCTATCAACAACAAAGAAAATATTTTTGAATGGATCTGGTACAGATTCATCAGTAATAATATTGATTGTGTCGGTGCCTTCGATTGCTACCTCATTTGCAAGATAGAATCCTGTAGGGTGCACAAACCTCCGCCATAATTGTTCCCATACACCAATTGAAAGTGGAGATTTGATAAGAATCGAGAATATCTGATACTTGCCGCCGTCTTGAATAACCTTACCATATT